GTAGGCGACTAGGTTGAGCGGCGGGGTGCTGGGCTTCGGCTCGGCACCCCGTTCGCATCAGGAGGGGAAATGGACATCTGGAAGAGACTGAAGAAACTGGGGCGCAAGGGCGCTGCTAAAATCAACGTAGAGGCACATCCCAGCCTCGTAGAGCGCGCCATCGTCGTAAGGTGGGGGAATACAGCCACAATCAAGCGAACCCCGCTCAGAGAGCGGGAGAATGGGGAAAGCGAGTGAGCGAACAGAAGTTGAGCAGCAGGCAGGTCACGGTCGGCACGGCTCCCACCTCTCTCGGCGAGGGCCTTGTCACTGGCTCTGAGTTCCACCTGTACGACACCGCATCCGGCAATCAGACGGTGTTCATAGGCGGCGCCAACGTAACCACGTCCAACGGGTTTGAGCTGCACAAGAACACGCACATCACCATTCACATCCCTGAGAGGGTGCAGTTGTATGCTGTCGCGGACAATGCTGGCGCCGTGGTCAGCGTCCTACAAATCGGAGGCATCTAATGTCATACGCAACACTCGCAGAGTTCAAGAGCGCAATCGGAATCGGCACTGCCGACGTCACCGATGACACCGCGCTCCAGTCCGTCCTCGATGCAACCGATGCGCTGATTGACCTCTACACCGACCGCAAGAACGGATTCGGCACCGCGACCGAGACGCGCTACTACACGGCAACGGACTACCAGTACGTTCTCGTGGATGACCTCGTAAGCATCACGACGCTGACGACAGACGACGATGCCAACGGCACCTACGAGACGACGTGGACCGCTGGCACCGACTACAACCTCGCGCCCGGCAACGCAGCTCTGGACGGCTGGCCGTACAACGAGATCGACGTCTCGGTGACGTGGCCGCGCAACTTCCCGCGCGACGTCTATCGCGGCGTCAAGGTGGTCGGCGTCTTCGGATGGCCCGCAGTGCCAAGCGCCGTGAAGCAAGCCGCAATCATTCAAGCCGGTGCAGTGTGGTCAAGCCGCACCTCGCCGTTCGGCGTGATCGGCAGCCAAGACCTCGGCGGCATCCTTCGCCAAGCGCGTGCGCTGCATCCTGAGTCGCAAGTATTGCTGGAGGCATACCGACGGCGTGAAGGTCTGGCTCGATGAGCTTCAACGACCGAACGATCATCGCTGGACTCGCCGCGCACCTGACGGCGCAGACGCCACCAACTGGCTACGTCCTTCGCACGGTTCACTCCTTCCCACCTGACAATCTCGCAGTGGTCCCAGCGGCGGTGATCATCCCAGGCGATGACACCATCGCCTACGGCGCAAGCAATCGCCAAGTGACCCTGACGCTGAACGTCGTGGTCTACATCCAGCCGCAGGCTGACCTCGGACGCAAGTACGCCGACTTGATGACGTGGCGAACTTGGCTGCGCGACAGCCTGATTGACGGCGTGACGCTCGATGGCACGGATGCCGTCGCGCAAGCGAGCGTGACTTCCACGAACATCGGTACCGACACGTGGGCAGATCAGGACTACCTGACAATCACCGCGACCGTTGAGATCGCAAGCGTGGAGGCAATCGCAACCAGTGCCTAATCTCAAGAAGCCTCTGAGCTACCCAGTCATCAGCCACATCAACGTGCAGTTCGTGCCAGGCTCAATCCCACAGGGAGAGTTCGTGGCTGGGTTGCCGTCGGACGGTAGTATCATCAGCGCACCTGTGGTTCAGGCAGAGGCTTGGATCGCAGCAGGAATCGCCAAGCGTGCCGCGACTGCGGCTGAAGACAAGGAGAACGACTAATGAGCGCCGCATCCGCAGGGAACGTACTGTTCAGCAAGTTGGTCGCCTTCAAGGAGGCGACGCCTGGAACTATCCCGACGCTGACCAGCGGCGGCCGCAAGATGCTCGTCACGCCAACTGGCGTGATCAGCGATGGCGTGACCATTGAACTCGGCGCCGAGCGATCCGTTGCACTTCGCAACCCGCTCATCGGCAGCACCGGCACAATCGTCTCCATCGAGCCAACCCTGAGCGCCACCGTTCCTGCGGTGAGCGTCGGCGAACTTCCAATCTGGCTCTCAATGACGAAGACCGACACCGTGAGCGGCACGGCTGCTCCATACGAGTGGGACTACGACTACTCGATGACGGCGGCGAACTCGCCGACCTCCTACTCGCTCGTCGCCACCGACGGACAGCAGCAGTACGTCGCCAACTACTGCCTCGCTGAGTCAATCACCATCGCGGCAGACCGCAACGGACTCACGAACCTAAGCGCCAATCTCTTCGCGCAGAACGTTGCGAAGAACAGCGCGACACTCGCCGAAGGCACACCAACATCGCCGTTTATGGCAGGACGCCTCTGGAACGCCTTCCAGCACGGCAGCACCTTCCCAGGCACGGCTGACGGCACGGCGTACGAGTACCTGCTCGACTTCTCACTGGAGTTCAACGCAGGCATCACACGCCAGTCGTACCTTGCAGGCACGGTGGTCTTTAGCACACACGCAGAGAGCAACCCATTCACCGGCACGCTGACGATGACGGTCTCCTCGACCGCTTCGGCAGTGAGCACCTGGTACGACGCCTACCGCGCAGCTACGCCAAAGGGCGTGCGCTTGACGTGGAGCAACGGCACCTACTCGGCACACATCCTTGCGATGATCGTGCCAACGGAAGTTCAGCAGATGGCTGGCGCCGAAGATGGTCTGACCACGATGGCCGTGACTGGCACACTGGTCTACGACACGGCGACGGCGAAGAGCCTTCGCATCGTGGTGAATAGCGACTTGGCGGCGTTGCCGTAAGTTCAACCTAGTAGCAGAGGAGGAGGGTAGATGAGCCAGAGCAAGCCACAGTTCCGCACCGTTGAAGTGACCCTTGCGGCACCCTTTGAGGGATGGACGGCAACAATGAAGGCAGAGGGAGTCCCTGCTCGCGTCTTCATTGAGCTGCAAAGCGGCAACGCAGAGCGCGCACTCACGGCACTCAAGCGTCTCGTGGTGAAGCACAACTTCCTCACCGACGAGGGCGCACCGGCAGAAGACGTTCTTGACGCGCCGATGGACGCACTGAGCGATGCGATCACGAAGTGGAGCGACGCGGTAGCAGCACTCCCCCCTCGATAAGGCTCGACGCCCAGCGGCTGGCGGCGGGTCGGACAATCTCGCCGCATCCGCTGATCGCAGCACACCTGATCGCTAAAGAGTTCCACATCCCACCGCACGAGGTTCTGGAGTGGGAGGCTGAGGACTTCGCTCGTACACTTGCGCTGATGTCCGACCTTCAGCCTAAGGAGAAGAATGGCCGCTAACTCGCTGGACCGACTGACAATCTCCTTCAACGTGGACTCCAACTACAAGGCATTGCAGCTTGGATTCCTTGAAGGCGCGAACCCAGGCGCCTACAAGCGCCTCCTGAGCATCGCCACGCTGAACGCTGCGCGCACGATGGTCAAGCCGATGCGAGCGGAGGCTCCAGTTGGCAAGACCACGAAGACGCCAGGCAGACTCCGCAAGTCCGTCACGGCACGCCGCGCACGCTTCAACACACCGGCTGCGGTGGTCGGTCCGAGGGCTGGAAGAAGCCGAGACGGTGGAAGTGGTGGAGCGTGGTATCGGTGGTTTGTGACCTCTGGGATCAGCGGCGTGCGCCAGACTAAGAACGGGCCGAAGGCAGTCAAGGCCGTTCCAGCCAATCCATTCGTGACGCGAGTCTCAAAGAACGAGGCGCACCAGAAGACAGCGATGGAAGCGATGGCGAAGACGGTAGAATCATTCTTCAACAACGGCGCATTCCGCGCCACCATCTTGAAGTTCAAGAGAAGGTGAGCAATGGCATTCGGGTCTGACCGTTCAGCGAACTTTGTCATCGCGGCAAAGGACGCCGCGACCAAGCCGCTCGGCAACGTCGGTAAGGCGATGGGCCGACTGAGAGGCGCAGCCGGTACAGCGTTCAAGGCAATCGGCGCAGCTGCTATCGCGGCAGGTGCAGCACTCTTAGGCTTTGCAGCCAACGCGGTGATGGCCGCAGCGGAGGATGAGAAAGCCACAATCCGACTTACCGCTGCGCTCAAGGCGCGCGGCTATCAGATGGATCAACTTTCCCCACGGATTGAGGAGCAAATCAAGGCGATGGCTCGCCTCGGATTCACCGATGACCAGGTGCGAGATGGACTAGAAATCGGAAGCCGATTCTTCAAGAATCAAGAGAATCTCCTTCGCGCCAACGCAGTCGCCGCGAACATCGCGGCAGCCACCGGCAAGGACCTCAGCACCGTGATGCTCGCCATCGGACGAGGCGCAGCGGGAAGCACGCGCGGGTTGATGACGCTCGGCATCGAGGTTGAGAAGGGCGCAAAGCTCAAGGACATCCTGCGAGCCGCTGATGAGAAGTATCTCGGCGTGGCTGAGGAAGTCGCCAACAGCACGAGCGGCAAGTTCGCCGCAGCGCAGATTCGCTTCAACGAAGCCATTGAGACCTTCGGCTCTAAGTTGCTGCCGATGGTAAATGAGGCGCTGGTCTTTGTGACGGAGACCCTGCTGCCTGCCTTTGAGCAGATGATGACCGACCTCGGACCGATCTTCACTGAACTCGTGGACAACTTCGTTCGTCCGCTTATAGATTCAGTTGCAGAACTCTTTGCGCTTTTTGAGACCGGCGATGGCTCAGTCTCGATTCTTGAGATTGCACTGTTCCCATTGAAAACACTTCTCTTGTCGATCAAGCTGATCATTGACGGCATCGTCGCTGGTATGAAGTTCATCGGGATCGGTGGTGGCAGCGCAGCGACCACGGCGCGTGACGCAGCCGCTGAAGCAGCAGGCTACGGCGGCGGCCCGTACATCAACCCAATGAATCGTGGCGGCGGCACGCCAACGAGTCTGACTACCAACACCAACTTGTATCTGAACGGTCGTGTGGTCGCACAAAGCACAGACACATACTTGGGGCGACAAGCGCAGAACAGCGGAACTACTAGGACATCCCCGAGGGGTCGATAAGTGGCGACCGCGCCGTATCAACTTTGGGTTGATTGTCCTGCCGTTGTTTCAGCGATCCGTGTCTCTACGACGGTCACGGTCACAACGGTCTCCGCGCACGGCATCGTCACTGGCTCCGTCATTGCGCTGGAGGGACTAACTGGGGCAGCAGGCACCTCGATGAACGCAGCGTGGACGGTTGCGAGCACGCCGAGCGGGACGACCTTCACCTTCACAGCCGCAGGATCAGCAGGCACCGCGACAGCAGCAGATGACGATGGCACCTACATCGCCGCGCTCTCGCAGGATGTGCTGAACCCACTGATCAACTACAGCGGCACGGCTCGCAACTCTGCGCTTTATGTGCCGACGGAATCCATCCAGATGGCCGCCTCTGGCGACGGAGCAGGCGCGACGATGCAGTTCAGCGTGCGTCAAGACGACACGCCAGCAAGTGGACCGTGGTATCTGCTCACGCCAGACGAGGCTCGCATTCGGCTCATCCAGAAAGACACTGGCGCATCTCCCGCGAGCGACGGCTCAGATGTCCTCTTCCTCGGCACGATCAACGGCGTCACGGCGCGTCTCAACGGAGCAGGTCAAGGAACAGAGGCAGACGTGCAGGTCGCTGACGTGAACGCCGTCCTCGATCGGCTCGTGATCTTCGGCAAGCCCGTCTCGTCAAAGCAGATCGCCAGCGAGATTCGTGGCGGAATCGTGCGCGCAGCGAACGTCGTCACCGTTAGAACGACCTCATCGCACGGGTACACGGTCGGAATGCCGTTCACGATCACTGGCGTGCTCGGCGGCGAGGGCACTTCCTTCAACACGAGCAGCACCATCGCCTCGGTTCCATCATCAACCACCTTCACCTTCAGCCAGTCAGGAAGCGCAGCCAACGGCTATGACTACATTGAGATCACCACTGCGGCTCGCGCAACGAGTCGCTCGGCAAACGTCGTGCGCCTGACAATGGCGGATGCTCACGGTCTGAAGGGCGGCGAGTCCATCAAGGTGGTCGGCGTCAAGAACACCGTCGATGCGGTGGAACGACTGATTGACTCCGTGGTCTTCAGTGGACAGAACGTCAGGGTGGTCAATGCAACGCAGATTGACGTCACCCTTGCGACCCGCAGGGTTGCATCGTTCGGAACCTTCAGCACGCCGAACGCGCCGTACATCCGATTCGAGCCAGTTGGCTCTCGCACGGTCACGCCAGGCGCTGGCTCCAATCAGGGCAGCATCGGGATCAACGGCAACGAGAGCGAAAGCGGCGCCGTGCAGAAGATGCTCGGCGTCGTCGCCGCAAACAAGAGTGACGACTATGCGCTGAACCGCCTGCTCAAGACGACAACGACCACGCAGATCAGCGGCTCAACGAAGCCGAATCAGGCTGGTCTCGTGTTCCCAGCAGGCACGCTCAGGGCTGCGCTTGACTCCGTGG